GCCCAATAACCTCTGGAATTACGGGCTTGTCGAGACGGTTTTCCTCGCCAATCAGGCGCTACGCAATACCGGGAAAAACATCCCGCCATTCTCGACCGGTTCGCAATTCATGCGCGACTCGATCAGCGACACCGACCGGCGCAAGGGCGTTTCGCCTTTCGAGTGGTCCGGCGCTTACTGCAATGAAATTCACGTCACGCGCAACTTCTACGCGGGTTCCGACAAGCTCGCCATCGAAACCATGCGCGACATGGGCGGCCGGCGCCTGTCGCGGGTCAGCAAATCCGCCTTTGGCGATGAAACCGTGAATTTCGGCATGCCTTCGCGCAAGGGCCAGCGGCTGCACAAGGCCGTGGTCATCTATCGCAAAGGCCCGGAAATGCTCGCGCACGCCAAGGGCGACGAGGCAAAGAAGGCAATAAAGGAATCTCCTGAATACCAGTTGGCGATGGATTCGGGAATCGTTCGCGTCGAATGCAAGTTCGGCTCTCACTACCTACGGGAAAACAATCAGCGATACCTCGGGGATCTCGACATGGCTAAATTGATCGCTCTTTACAATCACGAAACGGCGCCTTTGTTGCTGGCGCGTGCCGACAACGTTTCTCGCGTCGTCGATTCCATCCCTTCAAAGCTGCGCATGTCGGCCCTGTCGTGGATCGACGGCCGCGACTTGCGCGGCATCCTCGCCCCTTCCACCTTCAAGCGGCACCGCAAAGCCCTTTTGGAATACGGCCTCGATATTACGGAAGCGCGTAATCTCGCCGGTGGCCGTCCGAACGCCGAAGAAGCATTGCAGCGCATGCTCGATGCCCTGCCCCAACATTCCCTCCAGCCGATGGCCGCGCCCGACTGGTACGGCCTTCCAGAACTGAGGGCGGCATGAAATGGCTACAAATCATCGTCGTAACCGTACTCCGTACCGTGTCGAGGCTGGTCACTACCGCCCTCTTTCGCAAGTTATGACCCCCCGCGCTTGGCTTCTTGTCGGCTTCGCCATTCCGGTTCTCCTCTCGTTGGCGTTTTCATAATGGGCTATTCATGGAACGGTGTATGTTTTCCGACGGCGGCTGATGCGCTTACCGCCTTCCAGGACGACATTCCATCGAGTTCGGGGAACGCCATCAACAGCTTCACCACACAGCCGACCATCAGCGGGTCCGGTCTCGTCACCTGGTCAATTTCCAGCCGTCCTTTTACAGCGGCTGACCCTATTACCACGGCGGGCACTACGCAGCTTCTTACCTGTTCCACCGAATCTATGGAGCAATGGCCTGTGCAGTCTATTCTGATGGTTGTTGCGCTTTTCTTCGCCGCCTTTGCCGGTTTCAAGGCTGGCTACCGTCCATGAGCGCCGTCGATCTCGCCCTTCTCGCCGGTCAATTGCTGTCCTGCTGGTGCCTCGGCTTCGGCGCTGGCTTCACGCTTACCCGCTTCAAGGAGGCCATTAACCATTCGGTGTGAAAGCCCATCTAGGTAGCCTCGTGAGAGGCTGCCTAGATGGGGATTCACCCCTCCGGTGGCAATTCCGCTTCCGGTCAACGTTCATCAGGAGAAAAAACCATGAACAAGCTGCAACAGAAGTTGGCCGCCGCTGGCGGTCTGGTCCTCGGTTCCATCGCTTCCGCTCACGCGGCGCTGCCTACCGAAGCCACTACCGCGTTCTCCACCATTTCCGGCCATGTTACGGACGTTCTTGCCGCCATGTGGCCGATCGTCGCGCTCGCCACTGGTGGCTTCGTTCTGGTCAAGCTGTTCAAGAAGGGTGCGAACAAGGCGGTCTAAGCCATGTTTGCCCTGCACCATTTATTTTTGGTGGCCGCGCTCTCGGGCGCGGTTTTTCAGTTTCCAGCTTTTGCCTCTGAACTCGATGAGTACTATGCCCTCAAGGATGCGCTTGTTCGTTCAAAAGCCAAAAAAGACCGACCGTTGCCGCGATGGATCAAGTCAGAAGAATATGAACCTCGGCCTCATTACTGGCTGACTCCTAAGGCGCGACAAGTCGATGCGCCGCAACCTACACCGGCAGTTGAAAATGAAAAGTCTCGTTAGAATCGTTTTTCTCTGCTTTGCGCTCCTGTCGGGCTACGCGCAGGCCGAAACCATTGCGGCAACTGCCGTGCAGCTTCAAGGCACTCTAAAGTTCAATGTTCGTGAGACAGCCTATTCGTCACTCGCAGCCGCTTGTGCCGCTGAAAACGCCGCGAGTGGTGGCTACTTCTCATATATTGCTGAACCAGAAAATAGTAATTATCCCGGCCGGTTCTGCAAGGCGACAACCAATTACCCTTTTTGGGGTTGGGGGCAAGGTATTGATCAAGGCGTGACTTGTGCCGGTGATGGCCAGCCCTGGTCCACTTCTTGCAATCAATATTCATGCCCAGCGGGGCAGAATTGGACACTGGATGGCCAGACGTGCACCCGTCCGGATTGCCAGCAGGGGCAGGAACGTAATGAATCGGGTGTGTGTGCGGCTCCGCCGTGTCAATCGGGGGAATCAATTAGTTTTTCTATTTTCTCTGGCTATTCGGTGGGCGCAAATGCCGTTGTTGGTGCGGGCGCTAATCCTTACACCAATGGGGCGAATCGGTGTAATGGAACGTGCACCTTCAACGTGTTTAGTATTGCGAATTGCCCGGCCCAGGTCGGAACTGTCGATAATCCCAAGCCGATTACGTGTCACGGAACTGGAGTTCTTACCGGCGCGACTTGTTCGGTCGATGAATCGGTGGGATCAACTGCGCCGTTAATTCCGAATCATCGGCCCAAATGCCTCGCCGGTGAGGGCGTACTGACCACTTCTTCGGGAACAGTGGCATGTGTGCCAGCCGGCACCCCGTCTAGTGCGCCAGTGGTTCGCACCTCATCGCAGACTGAACAATTTCCCGATGGCTCTACCCGCACAACCGAAACCACTTACACCAAAGACCCGGTATCGCAAGTCCAGGACACCCAACAGCAGATCACCAATACGCCTGCAACTGGCGGCGGTGCCGGTCAAGCGGGGCCTGTTGGAAGTACGGCAGGATCGAGTAGTGTTCATCCGAGTTCGCCCACCGATAAAGAAGCAAGCGATTTTTGCAAAGCCAATGGGCAGCTGCAAATTTGCAAGGGCGATATGAACAAGGAAGAAACCCAGATTAAGGTCATGGAGTACATCAAGTCGCTCACGGACCCTGCGAATACGGCTTACACCGCGATTGATGATGCGAAGCAAACAGCAGAATCGGATAGTGAACTTAAAGAGCAGAATGACAAATTTAAGGCAGCTTCGGAAGGTACGTTCACGCCTGACTTGGAATCGCGCAATTCGTGGAAAGCCGCGATGGAAACCGGCTGGTTTGAGCCGGTCACTCGTCAAGGATGTTCCCCCTATTCGGCCACCATTGGCGGTCGCACCTGGTCGCTTGATATTTGCCCAACTGCGGAGAAAATCAGCGTGATTTCGGAGTATGTAATCTGGTTCCTTCTCGTCGTCGGCGTTTTCGTCATGCTGACCGGCGGCATAACTACGAGGCAAAATTAAATGCCAGTCATTGCACCTTTGTGGGCGTGGATCGTCGGGCTTCTCGGTTCGGTCGTATCGTCTGTTGCAACGTGGCTCATTGGTCGGATGGCCTTCGAAAAGGCAATCAATTACGCCTTGATTACCGGCTTTCTCGTTGCAGCAGCCGCGCTTTTCGTTGCCGTGACGCTTTCAATCAAAGCGGCCATCCTTGGCGCACGTGTGTCGATGCCCGGATCGCTCGGGATCGCAACTTTCTTTCTACCGGCTTCCATCTCGCAGATATTTGCCTTCATCGTCACTGCACGAGTTTCCGCGTCGGTTTATAGGTGGACCGTCAATACGATGGCTGCTTACCTGCCGCACAATCCTAGAACCGGTCTAGGTGGTGTATGACAGACTTCGCAGTCACCGGCAAAAAGCGAAGCGGCAAGGGGCTATTCTGTGCTGGTCTCATTCGTGACGCGCTGCGCGATGGTCGCCGCGTTGCGACCAATATGGACATTTTCCCCGAGCACCTGCTTAGCCCGCTGAACAAGTCGACTTTCATACGGTTGCCAGATCATCCAACGGTTGATGACATGAATGCCATTGGCCGAGGCCATGAGGAACCATTTGTGGATGACGATAAAAACGGCATCATCGTTTTGGACGAGGCGTCGGCCTTTTTCAATGCCCGTCAGTGGGGCGACAAGGGGCGGCAGCCCTTGCTAGATTGGCTCATTCACTCCGGCAAGCTGCGCTGGCACGTCTACTATCAGATGCAAGGTCTTGAACAAGTCGACAAGCAATTGCGTTCCACGCAGATCGAGTACCACATCAGCGTCAAGCGAACTGACCGTTGGCCGATTCCAATAATCACCAAGTTGTCCAATCTCGTCGGGATGGATATTCGTTTTCCGCGGTTGCACCTTGGCATAATCAAGCACGGCGTTGAACGCGATTCGCTTGTTGTCGATCGCAAATGGTACAAGGCGATTGATATCTATAAGGGTTACGACACTGAACAGCGGTTCCTCCCACGGGATCATCCTGATGCCGTAGGGCTTCATTCGGTTCTCAGTGCGTGGCATATTAAGGGCCGGCACCTTCCAAAGCCTCCTGGTCTTCTGTATCGCTTCTGGTGCGGTCTCATTGGTCGAGACTGGTCAGCAACGCTAGCTCAGGATCCGCCAGTTCGTAAATCCAAGCATCGCTTGGCCGTTCTTCTCTCCAAACTCCCTGACGATCAAGCAGTTCGACATTGGCACAGGCTGAACGCTCTCGGCGCTTTCGGATAGCGCGCATGGGGGGAACCCGGGCGCCTATCACCGGACTATTGCTTGACCGCAACACGGGCAGATTCCATCTGCTTTTTTTTTCGCTCGAAATTCCGCTTGTCTTTCAGCGTTCGTTTTTGCATCGGGTTTTGCGGGTCTGCCGCGCTTTTTTTTAGGGTAGCGGTATGCACTGGCTCCTTCGTTGGCGCAGTAGCCCATTC